CTGGCCGGCGTTTCTCTCCCCTCGGGATTCCCTCGGGATACCGTAGGGTACGGCCAAGTGGAGCATTCCCACTGTCGAATGGAGCAATAGGGCTCCTCCGGGTAACTAAACACTCGTCGGGATTGTTCCAATGAGGAGGCAGAGGGACGAGTTGGCCGAGATGGCGGAGGCGTTGCGGTCGGGGCCTGACGTTGAGGCGTTTGCTGCGGCGCGGGCCAGGCTGGCTGAGCTGATCATGGTCGCGGAGCCCAAGGAGTTACCGGCGTTGCTGCGCGAGTGGCGGTTAGTGGTGCGTGAGCAGGGCGAACGTGGCGTGCCGGCGGTCGTGTCGATCGTGGATCGGTTGCGGGAGCGGCGTGACAAGCGTTCTGGCTGAGGGCTCTGAGCTGCTGGTTGGTGTGCGGGAGCCGCGGGTGCGGGTGGTCCCGCCTGGGGCGTTGCGTTCTCAGGGCGCGGACGCGATTGAGCTGGCGGCGTCGGCTGGGTTGCATCTGGATGAGTGGCAGCAGGACGACTTGTGTGATCTGCTGGCCGAGGAGTCGCCGGGCAGGTGGGCGCAGTTGGAGTCGGGGTTGGTGGTGCCCCGCCAGAACGGGAAGGGCGGGGTCGCCGAGGCGATCATCCTGTTGGCCCTGTTCGTGTTGCGGTTGCCGCTGGTGTTGTACACGGCGCATGAGTTCAAGACGGCGCGTGAGTTGTTCTTGCGGGTGGTGGGACGGATTGAGAGCACCCCTGAGTTGGATGCGCTGGTGGGGAAGGTGTCGTGGTCCCATGGGGATGAGGGGATCGAGCTGCGGAAGGGCGCTGGTGGGTGCCGGCTGCGGATCATTGCGAGGTCGAAGGGGTCGGGTCGCGGGTTTTCGGCGCCGTTGTCGATCTTGGATGAGGCGATGTTTGTGACGTCTGAGCAGGTGGCGGCGTTGATGCCGACGATGTCGGCGATGCCGAACCCGTTGCTGGTGGTGTTGGGGTCGGCGGGGTTTTCGACGTCGTCGTATTTGCACCGGTTGCGGCGGCGGGCGTTGTCTGGTCGCCCCGGTCGGGTGTGCTGGCTGGATCATTCGGTGGACCCGGTCGACTGGGGTGGGCGTGATTCGCTGTTGTGGCAGGAGGCCAGGGCGGATCCTCGGGTGTGGGCGGTCGGGAATCCGGCGTTGGGGATCCGCCTGGGGTTGGAGATCTTGGAGATGGAGTTCGCTGCGATGGAGGCGGAGGTGTTCGACCGTGAGCGCCTGGGGGTGTTCGACCCGGAGCCGGAGAGCGCGGCGGCGGACGCGGTGCTGGATTTGGGCCAGTGGGTGGAGCGTGGTGACCCGGGGTCGGAGCCGGTGCTGCCGGAGGTGGCGATTGTGGTGGAGGTCGGCCGGAAGGGTTCGACGGCGGCGATCGCGTTGGGTGGGATGCGTGAGGACGGCCGCCGTCATGTGGAGCTGTTGGATTACCGGCCGGGGACGGGCTGGTTGGAGGACCGCCGTGCCGAGCTGGAGGACCTGTACCCGGACGCGGTGTGGTGCATCGACAGTTCGGGCCCGTCGGTGATGCTGCGCTCGAGGGCGGATTGGGAGGAGCTGCCACCGAAGGCGGTGTCGGAGGCGTTCGCTGAGCTGGTGGCGGGTGTGGTGGAGGACCGGTTGGCCTGGCGGTGCGCGGAGGTGGATGCCCCTGCGGTGCTCACGGCGGCGGAACATGGTGTGGCACATACGACGGTGGATGGCGTGCAGCGCTGGTCCCGCACGAAGTCAGGAGTCGATATCACCCCTTTGATTGCGTTGACGTTTGCTGGTTGGGCCGGCGAGTACCTTGCTGTTAATGGTGACCCTCTTAAGGCGGTGCGGTGACTCGCTCTGATGTCCTGCTGGCCATCGCGGCCTGCTGTTTCGTGGCAGCTGGTTGGTTGTTGTGGGGGCGTCTGGCGGCGGCGGTGATCCTCGGGGGTGTCGCTGTTGTCGCGTTAATCTTGGCGGTAGTGCATACTGCGATTCCGCCAAGGCCGCCTGTGATGTTGGAAAGCGTTGACGCTGATGTTGCGTGAAGCGGTGGCGGTGGTCGCTGGTCTTGCGCATGGGCGACGGTCAGGGGATTGGTATTTGCCTGGCGGTCAGTGGTCTCCGGGGATGGATTTGCCGGGCGGGGCGGCGGTCCGAAACCCGGGCAACAACGTGCCGGCGGTGTCCTACGACAACGCCCAATCACACCGGGCGGTGTACTCGGCGATCGATCTGCTGTGCCGGCTGATCGTGTGGCAGATGCCGTTCGAGGCGCACCGGAACGGTGCCCGGGTGGATCTCCCGGAGATCGTCCTGAACCCTGACCCTCAACCGCAGCTGCTCGCCGAGCACTGGCGCGCCGGGGCCTTCGAGTCAGTGCTGCTCCGCGGGTATGCCTGCGGGGTGGTCACTGACTCGTCGCCGTTGGGGTGGCCGACCCGCATCCAGCTGTGCCACCCCGATGCCCTGTCATGGGAGCGGGGGCCACGAGGTGTGGTGTCCTGGAAACTGGGCGGCGAACGGATCGACCTGCACCAGGTCGGCGGGGACCTGTGGGTGGCGCCGTCGCCTCGTGTGCCGCCTGGCGGGGCTGTCGGGATGGGCGTGCTGCGCTACGCCCGAGAGACGATCGCCCTGGGCCTGTCCGCCAGCCGGTACGCCCGGGACTATTTCGGGGCGGGCGGCACCCCGATCGTGCACGCCAAGATCACCTCCCGCAAGGACCTCGACGACGAGCAGATCGAGGTGATCCGCTCCCGGATCCTGACGGCCACCCAGGGACGGCAGCCGCTCGTGACCGGCAGCAACTTGGATCTGGACAAGCTCGCAGTGACCGCCGAGGACTCCCAGTTTCTGGCGACCCTGCAGGCGAACGTCGCTGATGTCGCAGCGTTCTTCGGGGTGCCCGCCGAAACGATCGGCGGCACGTCCGGGTCGTCACTGACCTACAGCACCGTCGAGGGCCGCAACCTGGAGCTGTTGACGAACACGGTGGGGGCGTGGATGCGGTGGTGGGCAGCGACCCTCGGTGCGCTCACCCCGGACACCACCCTCAAGCTCGACCCCGAGGCCCTGCTGCAGACCTCGGTCCGGGCCTTGTACGAAACCGTCGCTACCGGCCTCGGGCGCGGCACCCCCGGTGTGCTCACCCCGAACGAGGGCCGGGCGTGGCTGGGTTACGACCCGGTGCAGGACACCGCCGCCAACCAGCTGTACCTGCCGACATCGGTGGCCCCGATCCCGAACCCGACCGACCCTGCGATCCCAGGAGCATGACCATGTCCGACACCGCCGTGAGGGAAACCAGGTACCTGCCTGACGTCAGCACCGGGCTGGCGTTCCGGGCCGCTGAGGGTGCCGCTGGCCCTGGGACAATCCGGTGGTTGGCCCCGGTGTTCGAGGTGCTGTCCGAGGATTTCGGCGGGTTCCGGGAGCTGGTGCTGCCGTCGGCGTGCACCAGGACGATGGGCCGCCCGGTGCAGATCGCCCAGTACAACCACACCACCCTGCTCGCCAGCCGGCGCGGCGGGACCCTCCGCGCTGCGGTGACAGCCGCTGGCTGCGAGTTCGAAGCCGACCTGGCGGACACCGCGACTGGGCAACACGTCGCGGTGATGGCCGACAGGGGGGACCTCACGGGTGCCTCGTTTTCGTTCATGGTGAAGTCCCCGTCGTACTGGGCGTCCTTCGCGAACCTTCGCGACGAGGGGATCGCTGGCACCCCGATCACGATGCGGGTTGGGGATCAGGACATGGACGGTGCGGTGGCCGATGACTGCCTGATCCGGGTGTTCACCGAGATCGCGATCTACGAGAGCGGGCCGGTGGATATGCCGGCGTTCCCGGAGTCGGTCGTGTCCCGCGCCCGTGCCGGCGCCGCCGCCGAGCTGGCCGGGCAGCGTGGCCTCCCCGCCGGCGAGCTCATCGCGGCGATGCAGTCCCGCAGTCTCGGCGAGGTTCTGGCACCCCGGAAGGGCCGGTCAACGACGGTCGCCCGTGAACTTGCACGACCGAGGTATGCTGCCGCCAGATAGCTAGTCGGTTCCCCCGGCCCGTCACACCGGCCCGCGCACCCCACGGTGGTGTTGCCCCTGGTGAGACCCCCGCAACGGACGACGTCGTTCCCAACCGAACCACGCCCGCCGCGGAGGTCCCCCCGTGCCCACCATTCTCGAACGCCTTGAAGCGCGCCGCGCCGAGCGTCTGACCGCCCATGACACCGCCCAGCGCGCCATTGACGAGCTGATCGCCCAGGTCGACGCCAACCCTGATCAGCGGGATCTGACCCCCGATCAGGACACCAAGCTCACCGAGCTGATCTCCCAGCGCGACGCCCACCTCGACGGCACCGACGAAGACCCCGGCCTCCGGGCCCTGGACGCCCGGATCGCCCAGCTCCAAGCCAACGCCGATGTCAGCGCCCAGGCCGGCGCGAGGATCACCCAGCTGTCCCGCAACGGCGGCCCGTCCGTCACCGTCGGCCGGAACGAGCAGATCTACCGGCGCGGCGGCGAGCACTCGTTCTTCGCGGATATGTACAGCCGGGACTTCATGCGCGACGCCGCCGCCGCTGAGCGGTTGGACCGCCACCAGTCCGAACTCCTCGAGCGGCGCGACCTCACCGTGTCCGCCGTTGCCGGGCTGATCCCGCCCGTGTTCCTGGTCGACGAGTACGCCGCCCTGGCCCGCGCCGGCCGCCCCTTCCTGAACTCGCTGCAGGCCAAGCCGCTGCCGCCAGAGGGCATCTCGTTCACGATCCCCCGGGTCACGACCGGGTCCGCTGCCGCGATGACCGCTGAAGGGGCCGGCTGGAACGAGCAGGACGTGGTAGGCACGAACCTGACCCGGTCCGTGGAGCTGGTGACAGCACAGCAGGACCTCTCGCGGACGATGTTCCAGCGCGGCGGCGCGATGCTCGACGACATCCTCTTCGCCGATCTGATGGCCGGCGCTGAACTCGCATTGAACGTGTCGACCGTATCCGGGTCCGGAACCTCCCCCCAGCACCTGGGGATACTCTCCGTCGCCGGCATCAACGTCGTGGCCTACACCGACGTGACCCCCACTGTCGGTGAGTTCTGGCCGAAGCTCGCGGACGCCGTACAACGAGTCAACAGTCTGCGGTTCGCGCCGGCGACGGTGGTTTACATGCACCCCCGCCGGTGGGGCTGGATCAACAGCGCGGTGGACTCCACCGGTCGCCCCCTGTTCGATTTCTCCAAGACCGTGCCCACCGCCATCATCGGCCTCGGCGACGCCGCCGCGTACGGCCAGGTTGTCGGCACCCTCATGGGGCTGCCCGTTGTCACCGACGCGTCGATCCCGACCAACCTCGGCGCCGGCACCAACGAAGACATCGTGATCGTCGCCCGCAGCTCCGACCTCCTCTACTGGGAGGACCCGATGATGCAGTTCACGATGGAACAGGCCCTGGCCTCTAGCCCCGCCCAGGTCCGCCTGGCAGTCGGCCGGTTCGCGCTCGCAGCGTTCGGGCGATACCCCGTCGGCATTTCCACCGTCGGCGGCACCGGGCTCGTTCCTCCCACGTTCTAACCCTCAGACCCACCGGAGGCCGTCATGGCAACAGATCCGCAGACCCCGACCCCCGAGCCGTTCCTGTACCCACCGGCGGTGATGATCGCCTCGCTCGAACAGGAACGCGTCGGGTACGTGTCCCGCCTCGACGGCGGCGACAAGGCCATGGCCGCCCGTGTGAAGGCGGTCGACGAGCAGCTGGCCATCCACCGCGCCCGCGCCAAGGACGCCACGGCCGAGTGATGACCGCCGACCGCCGCCGCCAGCTCGCCCGCGAACTCGCTGACGCCAACCGGCGCGGCGACCGCGAACGCGCTCAGGCGGCGGTCGACGAACTCGCCGCCCTCGAACGAGACAGCGGCTTCCAAACCGCGGAAGACGGTCGGGGCTAATGGCCGACTACGCGCAGATCCAGGACGTCGCCGACCACCTGGCGCTCACCGGCAGCGCTGCCGCCGGGAGCCTGGCGGTCGCGCTCGCCGCCGCCCACAACGCCGTGCACGACTACTGCGGGTGGCGGTTCGACCAGACCGCAACGACGACGTACGTGTTCCCGGTGCGCGACCTGTACGACCTCGACCTGGGCGGCCTGCCGTTGGCTGTCCCGGGCGGGGTGACCATCAGCGAGGACCGCAGCGACAGCGGCAGCTACGCCACGTCGGTGCCGCTGTCGTCGGTGCTGCTGCTACCCCACAACGGTCGCAGAGGCGGCGAGCCGTGGCCGACGACCACGATCCGGCGGGTCAACGGCCTGTGGCCCACCTCGAACGTGGGGCGGGCCACCGTGCAGATCACCGGGACGTTCGGGTGGCCCGCAGTCCCCGCCGCGGTGAAGCAGGCCACGATCCTTGCTGCGGCGTGGGTGTGGGCGTCGAAGGCGTCTCCGACCGGGCAGGCGTACGGCGAGTTCGGGCCGATCGACATGCGCCGCATCCCCCAAGCCGAAGCGCTGCTCGGCCGGTACCGGCGCGCTGGGCTGATCTGCGCCATCGGGATCGGTGCCCGGTGAACGTCGGCGACATCGTCCAGGCCGTCGCCGACGCGCTGGAGCAGGTCGAGCACCTGCAGCCCTACCCTCATCCGCTGACCGCGGTGAACGTCGGCGAGCACGACATCGCCGCCGTGCGAGTGGAGCGGGTCGACTACCAGCTGGCGTTCGCAGGCGGCCTCTCGAAGGTCACTCTGCTCGTCGAGCTCAACGTCCAGGCGTCCGTCGATGATGCTCCCTACATCCGGATGTGCGAGCTGCTGTCCGGCGGGGCCGGCGAAACCCGCTCGGTGATCGACGCCCTGACCGCCGCCCACCATGTCGACCGGAACCCAGCGACCGCCGGGCCGCTGGCGATGCTAACCGTGGTGGGCGCCACTCGCCCCAGGTTCGAACGTCCCGAGGACCCCGGCGGTGTGCGCCTCCTCGTCGCCGAGGTCACCGTCGAAGTCTCCGCGAAACGGGTGGCGTGATGGGCGTGACAGTGACCGGGCTCGACACCCTCGACGCGCTCGCCCGGGTGGACATCACCCGCGAGGGCCGCGTCAGCGCAGCCGAACGGGTCGCTGACGCTGTCCGAACCGAGGCCCCCCGCCGGACCAGCGCGCTGGTCCGCAGCGTGGCCGTGGACCGCGACGCCGGGGCGGTCATCATCACTGCCGGTCACGCCTGGCCGGTGCAGTCAGGTCGGAGCGCCGGGCGTCGTGGCGGCGCCCAGCGACCCAACCCGTACGCCACCCGCGGTGCCCGTCGCGCCGACCAAGCCGCCGCCGACGCGGTCGCCGATGACCTGACCCAGCAAATCAACCGGATCTTCAACTAGGAGCGCCGAATGCCCCGTGTAGCTATCCCGGTGTCGACGATCGTCCGAACTGGTTTGACCCCACCGGCCGAACAAAACGGTGACACCGTCAACCAGCACCAGGTCGACAACAACGGTCGGACCATCATCCTCGCCCGTAACAGCGGGGCCGGAGCGCGGACCATCACGTTCCGGGTCGCGAAGATCGTGGACGGGCTCACCGCCCCCACCCGTGTCGTGTCGATCCCCGCCGCGGCCAGCCGGTACTTCGGGCCGTTCCCCGTTGATGACTGGGGGATCCTCATGCAGATCGACGTGGAACACGCCGAGGTCAAGCTCACCGCCCTGACCATGCCCGGCTGACGCCGACCCGAACCTCAGCCAGAAAGGGAATCGTCTCATGCCGACCACGTACCTGATGGACCCCACCATCACCCTGTCCTACCCCGCGGACACGCCGACCACCACGACCAACATCACCGACCAGGTTTCCGGTATCGAGATCAACCTCGAAGCGAACGTGCTCGGGCGTACCACGTTCGGGAACCAGTGGGAACGCAACGGTCGGGGCCTCAAGAAGGGCACGATCAAGTTCGAGTTCTACGTTGACTTCAGCAACAACGGGATCTTCGAATTGTTCAACACGCTGTGGAACAACCATGAGCGGGTCGCGTTCAACGCTTCGGAACCCGGTGGTGCGGCCGCGGCCGGTGTGTTCGTGATGTCGGCCATGCCGACGTTCGCGGGGAAGGTCGGCGAGTACAACGTGGCGAGCCTGACGTTCACCCTCGACGGGGCCTGCGCCATCACCGAGCGGGTCTGATGCAACTCCGCGCCAGGTTCGACATCATCGTGGTCCTCGACGTCGACGGCCAGGCCGTGCAGTGCGAGATGTCGACCGTGCTCCGCGACCAGCTCGAACTCACGAAGAGGTTCCCGAAGGCCGCAGACGAGCCGGCCTTGGCGCCGATGCGGATCGCCTGGATTGCCGCCCAACGCGCAGGGGTGTCCCCAGCCGGCGAGTCCTTCGACGCGTTCGTGGACCGCTGCATCGACATGCAGATCGACGAGCCGCCCCCTCTCACCAAGGGCTGAGCTGGCGGGTCAAGTGGCAGCCCTCGCACGTACGACCCGGATCGCTCCCAGAGAGCTGCTCGGACTCACCACCCGCGAATACCAGCAGGCCCAGTTCACCGCGGACGGTGTGCTGTACGACCTAGCGGAGGAGGTCCGCGCCCATCTCGTCGAGCTGGCGTTGGCCGAGCAGCGAGAGATCGAGGAGCAAACCGGCCGGCGCGCCCCTCAACCACGTCGCCGGCCGGCCTGGAAAGGCGGGGAGGTGACCGATGTCCGGTCCTGAGGTCCGCGTCACCGTCCTCGGCGATGTCGATGACTTCACACGCGGAATGAAAGAAGTCGGCACCGAAGCCGAGAAGGCGGGCGACAAGGTCAAACGGGACCTGGGCGAATCCTTCGACGCGATGGGCGAGACCGCCGGCGGGGCCGAACGCAAGTTCATCGGCCTGTCCGACTCGATTTCCGGCACGTCTGACGTGATGCAAGGTCTGCGCACCGGGAACGTGCAACAGCTCGCCATGGGCTTCGCCGACCTCGCCGGCGCGGCCGAGGCCCTGTGGGCGTCGGTTGGGAAGACGATCACTACATGGTGGGCGAAGGTCACCGCGACCGGTGCCGACACCGCTGCGACCACGGCGAACACCGGGGCCACCATCGGCCAGCGGATCGCGACCACCGCGACCACCATCGCCACGAAAGCCCATGCCGCCGCCCAATGGCTGCTGAACACCGCCCTGTCCGCGAACCCGATCATGCTCGTTGTCGTTGCTCTCGCCGCCCTCGTGGCCGGGTTCGTGATCGCCTACAAGAACGTCGGCTGGTTCAGGGACATTGTCGATGCGGTCGCACGGTTCTTCACGGACACCCTATGGCCGATCCTCCAAGATGTGGGCGGCTGGCTGGGCGGGGTGTTCGTGGCCATGTGGGACGCCGCCCGGGTCGCCGTTGGGTGGGTCATCGACCAGGGCCAGGCGCTCTACGACCTCGTCAGCACCTACGTGTTCCCGGTGTTGGAGACGGTGGCCGGGTGGATCGGCACGTACTTCGTGGCCCAGTTCAACCTCGCCAAGGACGTGGTGGGGTTCCTGATCGACGTGTTCGGCTGGGTCGTCGACAAGGTCAACACATACGTGATGCCGGTCCTCGGGACCCTCGCGGGGTGGATCGGTGGGGCATTCGTCACCCAATTCGGGCTGGCCCGCGACGCCGTCGGGTTCGTGATCGACAAGTTCCAGGACGCGTGGACCAAAGCCGTCGAGGTCAAGGACGGGATCACCGGGGCGTTCGACACGGTCGTGACGTTCATCGGCGGGCTCGCCGGCCGCATCGCCACCGCCGCCTCCGGGATGTGGGACGGCATCAAAGACGCGTTCCGGTCGGCGTTGAACTGGGTGATCGACAAGTGGAATGGCCTGAACTTCCCGGGGATCTCGGTCAAGGGCATCGAGGTCGTTCCAGGCTTTGGCACCCCGGACATCGCTCGGTTCGCCACCGGCGGCCTCGTGAAAGGCGGCCGTGGCGGTGTCCTCGGCATGGTCGGCGAAGGCGCCCACGACGAGCTGATCGTCCCTCTTGACCGGGCCGGGCGCGCCGGCGGGTTCGGGACCACCATCAACGTCACCGTGAACGCCCCCGTCGGCGCCTCCTCAAGGGACATCGGCCGCGAGTTGCAACGGCATCTGAACGAGTATGCGAGGGCGTCGTGACCGTCCCCGCGATCCGTGTCGAGATCGCGTTCGGACACGGCGCCTACAGCACACCGTCCGGCGGGCAATGGGTGAACGTCACCTCGGACATGTTCGAGATCTCGACCAACCGGGGCAGGACCTCCGAGTTCGAGCAGTTCCCCGCCGGGACCTGCACCATCGGGCTGTACAACGACAGCCGCCAGTGGGACCCGCTCAACACCGCCGGCGCGCACTACGGCAACCTCAAGGCGAACACCCCCATCCGGGTCGTGGCCACCATCAGCGCCGTGGACTACCACATCTGGCGGGGGTACATCGACGGGTGGCCCGTCAGCTACTCCGAGGCCGGCGCCCGGTCCGAGGTGCGGATCGAATGCACCGACGCCACCCGACTCCTCGCCGAACGAAAGATGCCCGACACACGACAGACGTTCTTCGCGTTGTTCGGACCCGGCGCGCCCAGCGCGTACTACAAGTGTGACGACCCGACCGTGTTCCGCAACAGTGGCACTGTCGGCCGGGATGGCACCCCCACCACAGCGTTAACCCTTGTCGACCCGCTCGTGTTCGGATCGAACAACGCCCTTGCTGTCCCTTCGGCCACGCCAAGAGCGGGCGGTTCTCTCTCCGCTGTGACCATCACCGCCCCGTTGTCCTCGGACAACATACTTGCGGGTACGTCATGGACGCTGTCGTGCGGCGTGTTGTTCACATCGAACGGGGCCAGGCAGATATTCGGGTCGAGCGTCAGCGGATCGACCGGAGTTGAACTCAGCATGACCGCAGCGGGGGACCTGAGTTTCTCGGTTAACGGTGGTGGGGCCACGTTGTCAGCGACCACGACCGGGGTCGACTACTCCGACGGGGTCGCGCGCCGCCTGGTGCTCGTCCGGTCCACCACCACCGCCACCCTGTACGTCAACGGGTCCGTGGTCGCCACAGACACCGATGCCGGCGCCACCACCGCACCGACCATCACATGGCACGTCATTGGGGCCACCCCAATCGGCGGTGGGATCCCACCCGAAACATTCCCGGCGTTCATCATCGACGAGCTCATGGCATGGCCAGGGACCGCGTTCACCGCCGCCGAGGTCGCCGAACTCGAAACCCAACTAACCGAAGGGTTCGCCGCGGAACGCGCCTCCGGTCTGGTCATCGGCGACATCCTCGACACCATCGGCTGGCCCGCATCGCTTCGGAACATCGACAGCGGCGAGGTCGTCGTCGCACCACCAGCGAACCCGCAAGGCATGGGCGCCCTGGCCCTGCTACAAGCGGTCACCGCCACCGAGGACGGCCGCCTGTTCGTTGACGCCCAGGGGCGGCTGGTGTTCCACGAGCGGTCGCGGTTCCTGACCGAAACGGTCGAGTCGGCGGTGCAGTACACGTTCTCGGCGCAGAATCGGGACAGCGCACCGACCGGGGTGGGGCTGATCGACGGGAGCCTGTCAATCGTTATGGACGACAAGCTCGCTTTCGACGCCGCTGAAATCACCCGCGAAGGCGGCGCCGCCCAGTACGTCGAGGCCACCGCCACCCCGGCCCGGGCGTATGCCGCGACCGGGCTGCTCTCCACCTCCGACGCCCAGGCCCTGAACTTGGCTGAGTGGATCGTGTTTCGGTACGGCACCCCGCAGCCAAGGTCCGACGCCTGGGAGGTAGACCCGGAAACCATGCCCGCCGACTGGGCCGCGATCCTCACCCTCGACATCGGGCATCGCATCAAGCATGACTTCACTCCCGGCGGGATCGGCAGCTCAATCAACCTCGCCCAACACCTCAGTCTTATCGGGCACAACATCACCCCCGGCGGGTGGACGATCACCATGAACGGCACACCAACCGACCCGAACGAAGCCGCCTACTTCCTGTGGGCGACTGTTGTCACCGCCGACAACGACAACGGGTGGGCGGACACCGACGGCGACCCGCCCGGCGGATACTGGGGATAAAGGAACATACCGCATGGCATATTCCGATCTTGATGCGATTCACATCCCCAGCGCAGGGAACCGGCCGCCTGCCTCATGGGGCGTGCAGGTAAACGCCAACTTCGACGCGGTCTACGATGACGTCCTCGCGAAGCTGGGTGCGTGGTCGACGTATACGCCGACGTGGACTCAGTCGGCGACGATTACGAAAACCACTGTCCGTAACGAGTACGTCAAGCTCGGCCGGTTCGTTAGCGGTGTCGTCCAATTGTCGGCGTCGTCGGCGGGTACCGCGTCGAACGCGATCAAAGTCACCACGCCAGTCACAGCTAAGTGGGCGTCGAACCAGCCGATCGGCGTCGGGTACCACTACCAAGGCACAACGAATGTCCCGATCTTGGTGTACCTCGACTCCACTACGACGTTCTCGTTTCTTTATTCGGGGAATCTCGGCGGGGCTTACGGGACCGCCGCTATCTGGTACCCAACCGCCGCCGGGACCAACTCCACCTATACCCCGACGATCGCGTCAGGTCACGCCATCGCGTTCAGCTACCGATTCGAGTCCGCAGCATGACCCCGACCCCGATCTTGGATCCGTCGAAACGGTGGGAGTGCCCGTCGTGCGGCGCCCAGCACGTCACCCGCGAGCCGCGCCCGCCGACCCCGACGCACCCGTGCCCCAACCACCACGGCCTCACCATGCCGTACGGTTCGGTACGGGCTGATGGGCGCATTGAGATCAACCGCAACACCCCAACCCACCAATACCTAGAAAGAGGACACCAGCATGGCCACTGAGTCTTATTGGACGAACCGAGGGTTGCAGCGGCTTGCGTCGGTCGATTTCGACGCGATCGATTTCCGGGCGATGCTCGTCCAGTCTGCCGTCGCGAACGCCACAGGGAAAGACCACAATTTCGTGTCGGACGTTACTGGGGTGTCGACTGAGGTCACCGCGACCGGGTACGCCCGTGTTGATATCGCAGCGCCGACCGTGACCGAGGACGATTCCGGTAACCAGGTCACCGTGTCGTGGTCTACGATTTCGTGGGGTGCGCTCGGCGGGGCGGCGAATACCGCTGTCGCTCACCTGGTGATCTACGAACACAACGCTGCGGACAGCGCCGCCCCGGTTATCGCCTATTTCGGTGGGGCGTCGCTGCCGTTCACCACGAACGGGTCGACCGTTTCGTCGACCACCCCGACTTTGACGTTGACCTCGACCGCGACCTGACACACCGCGTTCTGTGGCCGCCCCGACCGTAAGGTCATCTCCGACCGTCAGTTCGACGACGACGAACCAGACCTCTCACTCTGTGACGAGGCCGCCCGGTACCGTCGACGGCGATCTTCTGGTCACGCTTTTCGCGTGCGATGTTCAGGCCAACACGGTCAATCTGCCGTCGGGGTGGACCAGATCACCGTTGAGCCAGCAATCCCCGTCCTCCATCAGCGCCGTGGTGGACCGCCGGGTCGCGTCGAGCGAACCGGCGTCCACCGCCTGGACGATCACCACCACCGAGCGCGCGGCGTGGATCGCTATGGCGATCACAGGGTCGGGCGGGACCACGACACTCGACGCCTACGCGCAGGACGCCACCCAACAGTCCGATGCGATGGCGTTCCCGACGGTCACGACCACGGTCGACGACTGCCTGGTTCTGTATTTGGCCGCGTTGGATTACGGGATTGAAGTCACTTTCGCGTCTGATCCGACGGGGTGCACGAGGATCGGGTTCATTGGCCAGTCGTCTGGTGCGACTGTGGTCGGCTGGTGGGAGGTTAAGGCCACAGCAGGGACGACAACCGCCCGTTCCGCTACGGGGTCCTTCGGCGAGGACTGCGCGTTGTGGACTATCGCTATCGCCCCAGCCGGTGGTGGCGCGACCAACATCGCGCACACGTCGCCGACGGTCACCGCCACCGCCGCGGCGGTAACAGCACCCGACACGCTGTCTCTGGCCCACACGCCCCCGACGGTCACGGCTACAGCAGCATCCACCACCGCGCCCGGGGCTGTGACGGTCGCCCACACCAGCCCGACGGTCACCGCGACAGCGTCGGCGACGACAGCACCCGACGCGCTAACGGTCGCCCACACCAGCCCGACAGTGACCGCGACCGCCGCGGCGACGACAGCGCCCGACGCCCTGACCGTTGCGCACACAACCCCGACAGTGACGGCGACAGCTACTGGGCCGACCCTTGCGATTACCGATATCGCACATACGTCGCCGACGGTTACCGCGACAGCGAGCTCCACCACCGCGCCGGACGCCCTGGCCGTCGCCCACACGTCGCCGACCGTGACCGCCACAGCTGCGGCTGGGCTGACGAACACCCTGACCGTCACCCACACGTCTCCCACCGCCACAGGTGCCGCGTCGGCGACGACCGCGCCGGATGCTCTGGCCGTAGCGCACACCACCCCGACCGTCACCGCTACTGCCGCTGCCGTCACCGCCCCGGACGCCCTGGCTGTCGCGCACACGTCGCCGACGGTCACCGCCACCGCCGCGGCGGTAACAGCACCCGACGCGCTCACGGTCGCGCATACGTCGCCGACAGTCACGGGCACAGCAGCATCCACCACCGCGCCCGACGCCCTGACCGTTGCCCACACCAGCCCGACAGTGACCGCGACCGCCGCGGCGACGACAGCGCCCGACGCTCTGACCGTCACCCACACGTCGCCGACGGTCACCGCCACAGCGGCAGGTGAGACGACACAGGGCGGCGCGACCAACATCGCCCACACCAGCCCGACGGTCACCGCGACAGCGTCGGCGACGACAGCACCCGACGCCCTGACCGTTGCGCACACGAGCCCGACAGTGACCGCGACCGCCGCGGCGACGACAGCGCCCGACGCCCTGACCGTTGCGCACACAACCCCGACAGTGACGGCTACGGCTACCGCCGGGTTCACCAACACCCTGACGGTCGCTCACACCTCGCCGACCGTGACGGCCGCCGCTGCCGCCGCCACCGCGCCCGGGTCGACCGCCATCGCGCACACAACCCCGACCGTGACGGTGACAGCAGCGGCGGTAACCGCGCCCGACGCTCTGACCGTTGCGCACACCAGCCCGACGGTCACAGCGACGGCGACAGGGCCGACCGTCCTGATCCTCCCCGATCAGATCACCCGGCAAATCGTCGCAGCGCTAATCGGCCCCACCCACACCGCCGCGACGTTGACCGGCGCCACCCACACCGCCGCGACGTTGACCGGCGCCACCCACACCGAAGGGACCCTCGTCGATGCCTGACAGGACGTTCACCATCGCCCGCGGCGACCTGCTGCCACCGATCACGATCGCAGCGACCTACAGCGACGGCACCATCGTCGACCTGTCCACTGTGACCTCACCACGATTCATGATGCGACTCGCGTCAGCGGCGGACGGCGCCACCCCCAAAGTCGACGCCGTGGCAACCGTCGTCAGCGGCCCCGCCGGCACCATCCGCTACTCCTGGGCGGGCACCGACACCAACACCGCCGGCACCTACACCGCCGAATTCGAGGTGACCGTCGGCGGCAAAAAACTGACGTTCCCTTCCCGCAAACGCGACAAAATCATGGTGGTCGTAACGGAGGATTTAGGATGATTTATTCCCGCGCTGATTGGGGCTCCGAGTACCCGCGGGGCGGCAACGTCATCAACGGCCCGCTGGCCGAGGTGTACATCCACCATTACAACAGTGGGATCTTCCCGCCGCAGACGGTGGCGGACAGCATGGCCCGCATGGTGAACGGGCAGCGCTACCACGTCGTCACCCGCGGGTATTCCGACATCGGCTACTCCTGGTGCGTCGACGACCTCGGCAACATTTACGAGGCCCGCGGCTGGTGGCGTGTCGGCGCGCACACCTACGGGTACAACAGCAAGGGTTACGGGATCTGCTGGCTTGGCGACAGCAACATCAGCAAACCAACCCACGCTGCCTTAGGTGCGATCGCCGAATCGGTGCGACTAGGTATCAGCGCCGGCGCGTTGTACGCCACCCCCACCATCGTCGCTCACAGGGACCGTGTCCCGGACACGTCGTGTTGCGGTGACGTGATGTACGCCCAGCTCGACGAGATCCGCGGGCTTGTGTCCGGGCGCCGGGTCAACCCACC